CTATCGGCTGTTGAGTCGCAGGACGCGAGAACGAGGCAGGCAAGCAGGGCTTTGCACAGGTTCAGCACGGGCGGCATCCTCCAATTCGAGCGCCATGAGGCGATTGCGCTGTTCGGCGGCGGCCAGATCGGACAGGGCCTGCGCTGCCCGGGCATTGGCCCGCGCCTCGGCCAGCTCATGTGCTGTTTCGCACCGCCCTGCCCCGGTGCTGTAGCCGTGCCACCAGAGGCCGATAGCGAGGGCCAGAATGGCGAGGGGGCGCCACCAGCGCAGGGCAAAACCGATCATCCCGCCATCGCCTTGCTGATCTTGGCGCGCAGAACGTCGCCGACAGCCACAGCATCGCCGGGCCGGTCCATACCGGGCAACCAGGTGATGTCCCATTTCTGCTTCTGCGCGATACCCAAGGTGGGCTGCACTTCGGCATGGGTCAGCACGGTTTTGCGGGTTACGGGGATGCCGTATTTCCGGCACAGCCCGGCGACCAGTCGCGCCATGGCATCAAGCTGCGCCTCGGTGATCGGGTATTTTCCCGGCGAGAAGGGCCGCTCTACCGCGCCCGCCATCGCGTCCAGAGACACCCCGATAGCGCCACCATTGGCATTGAGCGTGTGGGCCGCGTAGGCGCCACGGATCGGCGCTGCATTGGCCTCGGGCGGCAGATCGCCCAGCGTTACGCCGCCGTCGCGCCCAACGATGAAATGGTAATGGTCCTTCTCTTCCGCATTGACCCCATCGGCTCCGGCGGTCCAGTGCAGGTGAATCCTTGTCAGCTTCCCAGCCATTTCAGCCCCCCGGACAGAATGATGATGATGCCAAAGCCGATCAGCCCGGCGCGGATGCGCTGCAGAAAGTCGGCGCCACAACCGCGGCTCTCGCGCCGCAATGTCTCGGTGATGATGCGCTTGACCTCAGCCATCGCCGCCACCCTCCCCCGGCAGGCGACCGGCCCGGATGCGCGACAGCAAGACCTCGATGATGGCAGGCCCGAAGATCCCCACGAGATAGGAGGCGCTGGCGCTGGCCCCGACGATGGGAATCAATTCGGGAGACAGCCCAAACAGCTTGGCAACCAGTGCCATGGCCATTGTCCCGATACCGCCAGAGACCAGCGCGCCCAACACGACTTGCCGGATCATGGCCTTGGGCGTGACCCGGACTGTGAGGGCCGATGTCGCGCCGCCCAAGGCGCCCCAGCCTGCCGCCGTGACTGCGCTGCTGAACAGCACGCTTCGCAGCACGTCGTTCCAGAATGTCGGTTCATCGCTCATGGGCACCTCGGGAAGCGCGTTCGTGACGTGACACTACCGATGCCAAGAAGGCCCGGCCCTGTGCGGCGATGCGCGGACATGGTGTCAGGTCCATGTCGCGGCGCAGAGTGAAGCGGCGCCGGATGAGGTGTTCACGAAGGAAATAGCCATTGCGGGATCAGCCGCGCCAAAGGTGGCGCTGGCCGTTGAGGCCCTGTTTCCGCTATGCGCCGTGTCGGCATCCTCGGTCGCGCCGGTCCATGTGAAGGTGCCGGTGGAGGACGTGATTGATCCGGCGATAACGACAGCATCGCGCGGTCTGGCCAAGGTCGCAGACAGCGTTGTGGTGGTGTCATAGTCCTGATCGACCGCAGCCGGGGCCGCATTGCGATAGCCGGTCAGGGTGTAGACCGCGACCGCCATTCGGGTTGTCGCCGCAGAGAAGGTGACGACAATATCCGCCGTCGCCCCGGCCGGAACCCGAGCGTAGTAGATGCCGGTCGGGTTGTTCTGGCTGGGCGAAGTGACCGCCGCCGTCGCAGCAACACCGCCGATTGTCACGCTGGAAATGGTCCGTGCGTTGGAATCCCGCCCCAGAACGACAGCGACAACCAACCTGTCCGGCGCCGGGGGGCCAATCGCAACACCAGTCAGCGTGACGGTTGCCAGCGCGGAGGTGTCGAGCGTGGTGCCGATATAGGAGACAATGGCCCGACGATAGGCGGAAGGGTTCGGCATGACCCCGATCATTGCAGCGCGGTCACGTTGAGCGTGGAACCGGCAGGGCTCTTCACGATGACCATCTGGAACTTGTGCCCGTTGGTCGTGGTCAGCGGATCGCCCGTCACGCGCAGGAATGCGGAGGTGGTCAGTGCGCCCGCCGATGCCCCGTTCACCATCTCGATCACCAGCGTATATGCGCCTGATGCCGCAGGAGGTGCCAGCGTGAAGGCCCCGCCGTTGATGATGTGGCGGAAGTTGCCGCCGACGGGTGACGGGGTGTAGGTGCCGCTCGACAGCGTGCCATCATCCACGCTGGCCGATGCCGCGCCCTTGAGGGACAGGTCAGCGCTGAAGGTTGTCGCCGCGCTGAAGGTCTTGCTTCCCGCCACGGTCTGATCACCCGCAGTCAGGACCGCATCAACCCATGCCCCCCAAGTCCCGCTGGTCCGGGCGCGGATGGAAAGCAGCGCCGTGGCCCCGTTGTTGAGCGCGAGCTGCGTTGCGGTATTGGCGTCGTGATAGACGGTCAGAACGAAATCGCCCACCCCGGCCCCGGACGGCCCGTTGGTCACGCCGCTCCCCAGCTTCTGAAGGCCGGTCGCGGCCAGACTGTTCAGATCACCCGTGTAAGCCGTGGTCTGGCTCAGCGAGAGGAACCCTTCCGGGTTCAGGTCTTCGGCAATGCCCTCAACGGCCTCCAGAATGTCCTCAACCGCGCTGACCGCTGCGGCCATGGCCGCGATGTGAACCGCCGCCGCCGCCTCTGCCGCCGCCGCTCCAGCAGCCGCCCCAGCCGTGCCGCCTATCGTGCTTGCCGCCGTTGCCGATGCTGCCGCTGCCGCCGCGCTGGCCGCCGCGCTGGCCACGACCAGGAGGGCGGCATTGATGGCAGGAACAAAGTCATCCAGCGCGGCATCCAGATCGGAGCGGTTGATGTCGTCGCCCTGCGCGAACTGATCAACGAACTGCCAGATGCGGGCGAATGTGCCGGAATCGGGGTCGATAGGCATGGGGCTTCTCCGAGGTTTTCAAACCTCTGCGCCATCGCCCCGCCTTTGTGCGGCGGGGACCTGGGCGGCTTCCTGCCGCGCCGTGAAATTGCGCGCAAACGGATCGCGGGGCTTGCTGGTCAGGCCGACCGCCAGAAAGGCACTCGCCAGCGTCTTGACCACCCGCTTGATCAATGCCTCCCGCTCGGCATCGCGCGAGGCAGCGTAAAGCGCCATCCCGATCAGGACGGCCCAGTATTCCAGCGGCTTTTGAAACATCTCAGTCCTCGGATCAGGAGGTGATAAACGCGGCCATGGCGTAGCTTTCCAGCGCCCCCAGCAGCGCGTGCGCCATCGCCATGACCCCGGCCTGATACGGTGTCGCGCCGGGGCTTGGGGTTAGGATATCACGCAGCAGGTCGGTCATGTCCCCAACATCCCGGCCCGCGCCAGACGCAACAGACCATCGGCCACATATGATCCATAGCGCGCCCCGCCAGTCGCATTGATATGCAGCCCGTCCGACATGTATGTCGGCGCGGTCAGCGGGCCGATGCCAGCCGCCTCCCCTACGTCGATGACAGGGACACCCAATGATCCGCAGACATCGCGGATCGCCGTCGTAAACTGGCGCAGCGTCAGGCCCTTGGCGTTGGCGGTATATGGGTAGTAGGCCGGGTATGTGACGCCATCGCCACCATATGGCGTCAGAAAGACAATCTTGGCAGACGGTGCCCGCGCCATGATAGCCACGATGGCGGCATGGATCGCCCCGTAAAACGTCGCGGTCGTGGTGTCACCGAGCGCGCCGATGTTGGAATTTGATTTTCCGAAATCGTTTATGCCCGCTTCTAGAGTCACAAGATCGGAGTCAACGGCAATACTCGAAATGGCATTGTAGATTGCCAGAGAGCCAGCGTCAGACCCAGACGCCAATGACCCGCCGCTGACGCCAAGGTTCTGCGCCGTCATGCCAAGAAATTCTGCCACCACAGGGACATACTGGTTCTGAGCGGTGATCGACGTCCCTAGTGCAGCCCATTTTGCGCCACTGTAGGCCGCAGAACTATCGTCCGTTGATCCAGCCAAATCAGAGGCAATGCCAACATACAGCGCCTGCCCGGATGTCACCGAGCAGTCCCGTTTTGTCCATGCCGCATTCGAGAAGTCATTTGAAAAAGTGAATACGTTGCTGCCGCCAGCGATGGACAGGGTGATTTCCTGCACGAAAATTCCGCTTGCCCCATCACCGGTATAAGGTTGCCCCCCGGATGCCGGATAGATGCGAGACTGCACGTTGCCGCTTGCGTTGGCAGATGCCGTGCCGGTGATCCGGCACTCATACCAGCCATTGCCAATGTAGGACATGGCGGCGCCCGTCCCAGTGCAAGTTCCGGTGTCCAGGTTGAACGTGCCGTTGAACACAGCCCCAGTGTTGCAGAACAGGTTGACCCGAGAACGCGCGCCTGCCTTGAAGACGCCGACAAGTTCAAAGGCTTGCCCAGATACCCATGTTCTGGAGCGATACAGGCTCGGCGTTACGGAGCCCGCCTCCTCCGTCAGTGCCCACCCGGTCAAAGCCCCATTGAGCAGCAGATCAAGCGCATTGATCGCCGAAGTTGCCTCCAATAGCTCCTCTGACAGGAGGTCTTCTGGCGCCACCGCCGATGCGACAGTGCAGCTTGCCTTCGTAAAAATTGCATCCGCAGGGTTGTTGCTGGCCCAGATGTTCGACCCGCCCGCCACACGCGCCTCGAACGAATACAGCCAAATGGTTTCACCTGCTGCGGTAAACGGCAACGTCCCCGTCAAAGACGGACGGGCCTGAATATTCGTGGCAGTGGTGCCCGTGGCAGTGGCGACGGCTTTGCATTCCCAGAACCCGCCGCCCATGTAGCGCATGGATGCGGTGCCTGCGGTAGCTGCGCATGTCCCAGCGGTCAGGTCAAAAATCGCATTGATCGAAATGGTCGGGCTGCTGGCATACAGTTGCAGGATAGGCAAATCGCCATCTCTGGCTACGGCAACCGCTTCGTAGGTTGTGCCAGATGCCGGAGTGATAGCCCGATAGATCGACGGCGTGATCGAGCCTGAGCCAAGCGTGACTTGGCTAGACGACACCCCGACACCCGCCACCATCATCGCCTGAAGCGTCTTGCCGGACGCCGGGTAGCGCGCCACCTCAGTAGCCACCGGCCCAGTATCTACGCTGTAGAGGATCAGGCTACTGTTGCCGCTTGCTGGCACACTGAAATAGGTGCCGACCGGATTGCGGAAGTCGATGACTGCCGTTGCCGACGCCCCTGTCAGGCCCGAGGATGCCGCGAAGCTGATGGTCGGGGCGCTCGTGTATCCCGTGCCGGGGTTGGTGATGTTCACCTGCACCACAGCCCCGCCAGCCACCACAAAGTCGCCAGCCGCGCCCGCGCCCGCGCCGCCCGAAAAGGCAAGCGCGAAGGTGCCGTCAGCGCCGCCAGACCCGCCGACCAGAGAGGCGATGTTGACGACGCCCTTTGACAGCCCCGCCGCCGTGCTGGCGAAAATGCCGCGCGATGCCATCGCCACATCCCGCGCGGCAATGGCCGCGTCTTTCGCGGCAATCGTGGTGGCGGTATCTGCGCCCGCCTTGGCCGCATAGTGCAGCGCCGAATACCCGGCCCCGCCCGGAACCTCGGTGTCCTCTGGCGTCTGGGCATATGCTTCGGCAAGATCGACAGCAGCGTCGATGCCCGCCTGTGCGCCCGCAAGGTCGCCAAAATCGGCAGCGATCTGCTGCGCGGCCGCAGCATTCCCCTGCGCCGCGTCCGCAATCGACATCATCGCGGCCAGCGAAAGGAACGGCAGCTTCAGCCAGCGAGTGGCATAGGCCTGCCCCGGGTCAGGGACCAGAGCAACAAGGGTTTCGCCAGCCTCGAAGGTGATCCCGCCAACCGTTCCATCGCCAAGGCAAACGAAGGCATCGCGCGCCATGATCCGCCCACCGCTCGGGCGGGAAGCCGGAAAGCTGGCGATTTCCGGGTTCCACTCCCCGACGTAGTTGAGCGTCTGCGCCGCCGCCTCGGTGATTCCGGCCGCCAGATCGTTGGCCATCACGTCAAGATCGGACCGCGTGATGTCGTCGCCAGCCTCCCGCTGATCAACGAAATTCCACAACCGCTCGAACCGCCCCGTGTTCTTGTTGAATGGCATGTCCGCAGCCTCGCCTTAATATCGCCCCGGGCCATGTCTGCCGCAGGGCCGAACCGCTGTGCGGCGACAAAAGAAAAAGGGCCGGAGCTTCCCCCGACCCTTTCAGCGCAGCGCGAGGCTTCCGGCCTTAGCCCGCGAATTGCGCGATGCCCTTGAACGACGGATCACGCAGCGCCGCGATCAGTTCATATTTCCGCGACCCGTTCGGTGCCGAGTTCGGAGCATAGGTGCCGCGCACGTCGCCCGTGGTCGCGCTGGGGGTGGTCAGGATGCCCGCCGCGAGCGTGCCGGCCGTGGCCGCGACATCATCCATGATCTCTTTCAGAACATCGCTCGCGTCAGCCAGATAGACCGGCAGGCCAAGAACAGTGCCGGTCCCGACCGTCAGCGCGGTCACATCGGCCGAGACCGAAACGGCCGTCACGGTCTTGAACGCCTTCTTGCCCGTGAATGTCGTGCCGCTGGCCGAGGATTCACGCACAACATTGCCATACTCATCCGTGCCGGTGACGGTCAGAACAGCCGTTCCGGTCCATGCCGCCACGACGTTACGGGGCACATCGGCGGAGCCATTGAGGGCCGCCGCCGCCTTCGCCGCGGCAAAGGTGGTGTTGACCGAGAAGACGCCCGCAGCGGTCAGGTTCTGCGAAGCGACGAAGCCGTCAGCATCCGCCGTTGCCGGAGTGCCGAGATGGATCTTCGTCAGGGTTTGCAGGGACATCTTGCCATCGTTGGCCAGCGTCACGACCTCACCTTTGCCGGCGTCGATCTGGGCCCGGTCCAGCAGGAGGGTCAGCACGCTGCCGATCACCAGAGAAATCCCGGTCAGGATCGAAACGGTGATGTTGGACGCGCCGAAGGTCACGGAAAAATCGCCTGCCTTGGCGAACAGAGAGCGATAGGCCGTGGAATGGATTTCGTGGTTCACCGAGCCGAGATAATCTTCGGCGCTGCGGGCCGAGGGGTAGGACGCGGTGAAGGTGCCGCCCGTGCCGGTGGTGGCGGACAGGGTGACGGACACGGTATCGTGTTGGGTCGCCATTTGGGTTTCTCCCGTGCTTGATCAAAAGCGCGGGCTGAGGCGGCCCGCTACGCAGGCCGGAACATGGCGCAAGTCGCCTCAGTCGTGCGGCGATGGCGCGGGCTGGACAGACCAGGCCGCCTCCAGCATCTCGGAACAGACGTTAGCGAATGGATACGGTTCGACCACGACCTGCGTTGCGGCCCTGACCGCAAGGGATGCCTTGTCATGCCCGTGCTGCCAGCCGACGGTATACCCCGCGATGAGCGCAGCCAGCATCCCGCCGAGGGACCAATAGACGCCCGTCATGGCTTCACCTTGCCAATCACCACGAGATACTTCCGGTTGAACTCTTTCATCACCACCGCATCGGGGCGTTGCGGGATGGCCCCCGCTTTGCTCTGGTTCCAATCGCCCTTGCCGTTCATTTCCCGTTCCGCCTCCAGCATGTCGTCATAAAGGTCTGCCATGGCTTGCTTCTCGGGGGGGATGGCCTGACCAGCGCCAGCATAGGCTTTCACGTCGGCATTTGCATCCTGAACCGCTGCCTTGGCGGAATAGAACTGATCCCGATCAATCCAAGGGCCGACCGGAGACGTGAGCGTGCGCAGGATCGGAATGTCCCTCATCCCGATATCGGCCACATCACCTTTGAGGGTCTTGGCGAGAAGATCGGAGGTGCGCCCCACAAACGCCCCGGCGCTGCCAGTCACGAAGGCAGACAGGTGGTCAATCGTTTCGGGGGAAACGCTGATCCATCCCGCTTCGCGGAAATCACCGCCCGTTGCCGAGTTCAGGAAAGACGCGATGGCCTTGGATGCCTCGGAGGCCCCGGCGAAATACACCTCGGAATCCGGGGCGCCGACAGCGGGATAACGGGGATAGATCGGCGTCCCGGTCCAGTCGGCATTTTCACCCATCTCAATCAGTGGGTCAGTGAAGAACGGCGACACAAACGTCGTGCTACTACCCCCGTTGACCGGGGAGAACGCATTGAACAGCGCCGCCGCGACATCGCCCATCGCCTCAGATGGCGACTTCACGCCCCGCACCACCTTGCCAAGGTTCTGTCCGGCATAGGGGAAGATGTTGTAACCGTAGGGCATTGGCACCGCAGCCGGGTTCTGCCCCGTGCCCCAGCCGACGATGTGGAAGTTCCGCTCGTTGCGGTATTCCGGCACCTTGTCATAGAAAAGCTGGCCGTCGTCGTCCTCGTCAGACAGCCAGGCATTCAGCAGATCGTTCAGCATCCCGGCGGCGATGGAGGTAAGCGCCATCAGCGCCACGCGGCGCGAGGTCAGGGCCTTGATGGTCCGAACCGAGCCTTGAACCGCGGCATTGAAGAACGGGTAGAGCGCGTTCATGTTCGCCCCCACTTCCCCGCGACGGTTGAAGTTGACGGTCAGCTCCTTCGCAAGGAATGCCGCATCTTCGACCGCCCAGCCACGCTTGCGGGCCTCGACAAAGGCGGCAAGGCGAATGGCGTTGTCCACCGCAATGTTGGCCCGCTCGATCATGGCCAAGGCAGGGTTGTCACGCATTGACAGGATGGCCCGGGGCGACGTGAGACGCTTCAAGGCGCGGGCCGCCATGGTGCCGCTGGCAAGACGCACGCGCCGGTCGAGGTCTTCCTTGGCGGTTTCGGGTTGCTCGATGGTCCAGAACGAGACCTGCGCCCCGGCCTTCTGGAACTCGCGGTAGTGCTTGGCCCAGACGGAATCATATCGGTTGCCCTGCGCGCGCCACGACCCGGACAAGGCCTTGCGCCAGTCGCGCAGCATGGCCTTGGCGATGGCGCCCTTGTCACCCTCCCCGAAGGCCTGAATGTTGAACTGCGCGGTCTGGAAGTCACGGAAGGCGTTGGCCACCGCAAATTCCGGGTTCAGCATGGTCCGAGTCATGGACCAGAAGCGCGAGAACATCGACAGCAGGCGGGTGATTTGGCCCATCTGATCCGCCCCGACGGTTCCGGCCGCACGCGCAAGCCGCTCGTCATGGAAGATGATCCGGTGTTCCTCACCGCTGATCTTCACAGCCATTTCGTTCGGGGCAAGGATCATGGAAACGGGGTCTTCCACACGGGTTTCGACCAGCCCCGTGGAGCGGTTGAAATACCGCTTCTGGGCCGGTTTCTTCACCTCCCATAGCGCCTTCGATGGGTAATCCTTTGCCAATTCGTGCAGGCTCTGGCCAACCCGGTTCTTTTCGGCGCGGATCGCCACTTCCTGCGCCTGCGTAAAAGCGGCCTGCAACGGGTTGAATGCCTCGGACTTGCGCCCCAGCGCGCGGCGGCTTTCCCCGCCCCGAACGTTGAACCGCTTGCCGATGCCGGTGATGTCCAGCACGGCCTCTGCATGATCGGTCTCGGCAAATCCCTTCAAGGGAACGTAGTGGCGATACATCTTACGCCAGTCGCTGGCCTCGTCGTGCGTGATCAGCCCGGCATCTTCGCGCAGGGAAAGGGTCCGCTCGCGCAGCTTGTCGATCAGGCTTCCAATCTCGACCAGTCGCGCTGCATCAGGGCTGGCCGCCGCGTCGGCAAGGATCTGTTTGGCTTCGGCGTTGGTCATGCCGGAACCGCCATCCGGCATGGCCGGGTTGATGCTGGCAATCTTCGCGTTGCGTTCGATGGCGTGCCTGGCATAGAGCCATTCCCCGACTGCCTCTGCGGTAAGGCGGCCCTTGCTGGCCGCGATAAGGCGGATGATCGGCTTGACGAAATCCTCATCGACCTCGAACAGATGGCGCCCGACCTTGCCGCTGAAGGTGGTTTCAGCGGTGTAGGCGCGTTGCTCCGGCGGCAGGCGCCTGCCCGTGGCCCGCTCAATAGCCTCCTGAGCCCGCAGGACGGGAAGGAAGCGATCCTGAATGTAGACGCGGGCACGGTCGATACCATCGCTCATGCCGCCCGCGCCGTTGCGCAGCCGCGCCCAGATTGGCGCCGTGGCGCGAGTCAGTTCCTCCCAGACGCGGCGGTCGGGAATGAACAGCGCCCCGCCCATGCCGGTGTTGCGATGGGCGCGGGCCTGCGCCGACAGGGGGCGGACGGCCTGCGGGCGCTGGAAGCGGTTGCGGGCCGGATCGCGATACATGCCCTCACTGATGCTAAAGTCCTTGCGGCGCCCCTTGTTTTCCACAAAGCCGAACCGCTTGTAAAAATTCACCAGTCGGTCGCGCGACGTAGTTCCAAACCCATCGTCGCGCAGCCCCGGCGACAAGATCAGGCGGAACCCGTTCTGGTCGGCAAATTCCGCGATCCGCGACATTGCTTTGGTGCCGATACCTTGGCCCTGCTCATCCTTGCCCACCGCAAGCATGTTCAGCTTCAAGTCACCGCTTCGGGTGACAAAAAGCGACAGGGACCGCAGCCCAAGGTCATGCTTCAAGGCCGCCTCGAACGCATCGACGTTTGGTTTTGGCGCCTGCGCCAACTTGCTCGCCCGCATACCGGTATTCCCAGCCTGCCGCTTGCTGATCTCCCCCGCCAGAATGCGCCCGAAGATGTCCTCTGCGGTCTGATAGCCCGCCCCGTTCAGCACATTGCGCAGCGCGCGAAGCAGCCGGGCGATCTTGTTGAACGCCGTGACCAGCGCCGAACCCTTTGGCGACTTCCGGGCCGCCAGCGCCTCGCTGAACTCCTCCGCAATCGCCTCTTCGATCTGCTCATGCGGCAGAAGGTCGGGATAGCGCGCCGCAATGTCGTGCTTGGCGACCCAGCCGCGCTCTGCGGCCAGCTCCAGCGCGCGCCACTCTTCCGGCGTGAACAGGTTCATGGTGCGCAGGGCGTGGATCACCTCGTGGTGCAGCGTGCCCATCGGGTCCATGGAGGCACCGATCACGATTTCAAGCGCGCCGTCGCCCGTGACATGGAACATGCCCTGCCAGTCGCGGGCATCAGAATCCGCCACCAGACGCACGCGCTTCAGGTCGAGACGGTCCAGCTCGGCCCGCAGGCGCGGCATGAGGCGGATGATTTCCTCGGTTGAGGTGGCGGCCTCGCGGACCATCTGGGCGCGTTGCTGCTTTTCAAGGATCGTGATGGCTTGGTCATCGTAGATGACGTAGTTGTAAGACCCTTCGCCAGCGTTGCGGCTGGAGCCGTCAAGGTAGCGGTGGCCTGGGATTCCTGCGGCACGCAGGGCCTCGGATGCCATGCGCCGCGCCTCTGCTTTCGCCGCCGCCCGTTCGCGGGTGCTTTGCATGAAGGCAGCATCGCCCATCGCATCGACGGTCAGTTGGTCAATGAAGTCTTGCCCCGTAGTGGCATCCCACACCGATTTGTCCGGCGCGGCGTCCATGGCGCCAATGATAGCCTGAACCGCTGCGGGTTGCTCCGACAGCGGCGCATCCCAATCCAGAAGGCTTTCCTGGCCGGGAATGTCTACGGTGAAGAGGCGGCCCGGATTGACCTTGGTGACACGCGCCGCCAGCCAGTCGATGGCGGCCAGATGTGCAGCGTATTCCGCCATGTCAGGCGGGAATGCTCGTTGTTCCGCAGCCTTGTATTGCGCCAGCTTGGTTTCCCGATAGACGCGCAGGCGATCCTGAACGTCGTCGCCCGGTGTGGAGTTGATCTTGTCACGCAGATTGCCGATCACGGCTCTAAGGGAGATGCGGAATAGAACGGCACCGTCACGCCACGCCTCTTCAGAAACCCCTTCCGGGCGCGATGGGGGCTTGTCCGCAAGATACTCTTGCGTGCGCTGCATGATGTCGCTGGACTGCGGACCATACAGGAACGGCGGGATTTCCTCGCCGTCGATCCGCAGAGATACCCGGGACAGCTTGTCCCGATACCACTCCGAAACCGCGCGCTTGCCCGCGAAATACAGGCCCCAGCCATAGGCTTGCGCGCCCTCGCCCGTGCCCATGGCATCAAGGCTGAACCGGTCAAAGTCATGCGGCGTCCCATGATAGGCGGTCTCCGCAAAACCCGCCGTCGGCTTCTGCATATCATCAAGGAATGCCTGACGATCCGCCTCACTCTTGAACTGAAAGCCCGGGACTGCGCCGTTGCCCCGGAAGCTGGAATAATAGCCGCCGTGCTGTTTGGCGACGGCCAGGACGGCGGCGTATTCCTCCCGCTCCACCTTGTCGCGGATCGTGGCGACAAACAGGTCAGCGCCCGTCTTGGCGTGCTTCACCTGTGCCAGTTTGAAGGCATCAGCCTTGGCCGCCAGCGGCGGGCCCTGCACAGGCTGCGGCATCGGCGCCGTGGCGTCCTGACCTTCGGCCTCCATCTCCTCGACCACATCGCGAACCGGATCGGGGCGGCGGCGCACATCGTATTGCTCCAGCCGGTCGAAGAACTCGTTGATCGACCGGGCGCCAGCGAAGTTGAGCCGCTGGGTATCCGGCGCCACCTCTTGCCCCTCGGCGGGCTTGTCGATGACCACCACGCGCGTCATCACACTGGTTCCGGCCCGCTCGAAGGCAACAGCCGGAAGCGCCACCTCTGCGGAAAGGCTCAGACCTTTCGCGTCATCACCCTCCCACCACGCATCAAAGCGCTTGTCCGCGCTGGGGCCGGTCGGGATCAGAGCCACGATCCTCCCCCCGGCCCGCAGGTGCTTCGCCGCCTTGGCAAGATGCTGCATCGCGGTTGCGCCGCCCGAGCCAAAGGGCGGGTTCATCACGATCACATGCGCCTTGTTGACCAGGTGGTAGCTTTCGAACGTGCTTTCCACCGTCTTGCCATGTGGTGCCTTGAGCAAGGCCCGGCTGGACAGGTCAGAGGATGGCTCGACCATCGTCAGATCGGCGAAATCCGGCACATAGCGCGCGATGGCACCATCCCCGGCGGAAGGCTCAAGGACGCGCTCATTCGGGCGGATACCGGCCCATTCGACCATCTTGAGGGCAAGCGGTTCCGGCGTCGGGTAGAAGTCGATGCCGTCGCGCTGATCACGGCGCCCGGTGGTCTTGGTGCGCCCGAAATAGTGGGTCTTGGCCTTCTCGAACGGGCTGGTGACATTGGCCTTGCGGTCCCGCTCCTTGCCCCCCTTGCCATCATCCGGGCCGGGTTCAAGGGCTTCCGCTGCCTCGTATGCCTCGATGAAGCCGGTCAGGAGGTCGCGCGCCTCATTGCCCAGCGCAAGGTTCTCGACCGTGCCGCTGCGCTCCGCGATGCGGGTTGCGAAGGCGCGGCGCTCCCATGCGGTGCCAATGGTGTAATACCGGAACGGGGCATTGGTGACGGTGCCCACGCGAAGGATGCGCCCCTCTTCCTGCAAGGTGGTGGTCGGCTTTGTCGGCATCCCGAGATTGATCAGCACGCGCTGGTGGGTGCCGGTAAGATCGTGCATCGAAATCCCAGCCCCTCCCGCGTCGGACTGAACCACCAGAACGTCGGCGCCGCTGCCGTCGGTGTTGAAGTCGGCCAGATTCTGGAGGCGCTTCTTCTGGGGCACTGTGCCGTTGAAGGCGCGGGCCCGCTTGCCAAGGGCCGAGAGCAGGGCATCAACCGGCGCGGCATAGCTGGCGAACTTCATGCGATTGAGGTCGGGGAAAGCCGCCATCAGATCGGCCGCCGCCGCGATGGCATTGGCATCATTTGCCGGTGCGATGTTGGAGAACGGGTTGAACCCGCCGCCGACGTTGTAGTCATGGAACACCACGACCTTCCGGCCCAGAGCGAGGTGCTTTTCGATGTCAGGGATTGCGGCGCGCGCCTTGATCGCCTCAAGAAGCTGCATCCGCTTGAGGTAGTTGAACTTCTGGCTGATCTCCCGTTCCAGCGTCTGATAGCCGTCGGCAATCGCCTTGTCCGCGTTCCTGCGCCCCTCGAACACATGCTTCAGAACGGCGTCGATCTGGGTTCCCAATCCGTCGGCGGCCAGAACGAACTTGCGGTCATAGTCCACATCGACCTGAAGGCTGCGCCCGGACAGCACCCCATCGCGCTTCAGCTTTTCATGGAACTCACGCTCAAACACGGCGCTATCCACCGCCGCCTCGGGCTTGGTCAGCTTGTGATACCGGATGCGATAGCCAAAGTGCTGAACCATGAACAGGTTCTGGCCGCTCTGGCGGCTGCGCCCGACATGGCCATCCTTGGGATAGTCGAAGAGATAGCCCTCGGCATAGTCCACCGCCTTGTCATAGGCGAAGGGCGTGGCGGAGAGGAACAAGACCTTGGAGCGCGGTTCCTGCGCCCAGCGCGCCACCTCCGCCTCTTCGCGCGACTTGAGGCGGCGATACACCGCCGTCTTGGCCTCGCCGTCCCTCATGGCCTTGTAGGCTTCCCACTCCTTGGCGTGACGCATCCGCGACTTGCGCCACAGATCGGCGGGCCGGTGCGTGATGGCGCGCAGGTTCTGGAGCGCACCAGTGACCGCCCCGTCTTGCGAGGACATGAGGTTCTGCGACTCGTCCGTCACGACCAGATCGAAGGACCGGGAAGCCAAGGCATCGTTGTCGCGCAGGTTGGCATAGGTGGTGATGGTCACCGCCTGACCGGCGTCCTTGGTGTCGCGCAACTGGTTCACGGGAACGTCCAGCGCGGAAAGGGCCTTGGTCCATCCGGCGATGACCGCCTCCGACGGGGCGACGATCAGGATATCCCCCTTGCCCATCTGGACGAAGCGCTTGATCACCCCGCCCCCGGAGAAGGTCTTGCCCGTGCCGGTGCCGTTGGTGATCATCATGCCGTGCCCGTCGGGCTTGGAGAAGCGGCGTTCCACCTTCAGCACGTCGTCTTGCTGCTCGGGAAGCAGAAGCGGCAGCGTGGCCCGGATATTCGCCTCGTCCGCCGCAACCGGCTTGATCCGGTCGGCCTTGGCCTGCACCGCGGCACGGTCATCGGCCTCGATGGCGCGCGGCGCAGGTTCAGTGGCCAGCCCCACCCGCCCTGCGCGCAGATTGGCGAGGAAGGATTCGAGATAGGGCGTCATCTCCGCCACCTCTTCCCGCGTCATGCCGGCATCGCGCAGCGGCAGGATGATGCTGCGGAACAGGTCGCGGTCAGTCGCCGCCTTGACGTTCACGCCATCCAGCGCGCCGACGAAGATCGACTCCAGAGCCTCGGCCTTGCGCGGGTCAATAGGATTTGCCGCATCCTCGCGCAGCATATAGGGGCTGCTGGCGTCCCATGTGCCTTGGTTGAAGATGGATTTTATCTGCTCAGGTCGGAAGGCGACGAAAACCGTCTCCGATTTCAACCGACCCCGCATTATGGCATCAAAGCGTCCGTATTCACCTGCATCATAGGTTCGGCGGAAGATGGCTCCGTCTCGCCCCTCAGCTTGCGCTTTGCGCAACAGGTCATAGTAGGCCGTGCTCCGATGCACCCTCCCCTTAAAATCGTGAACCAGAGGATTTTTCAGAGAGAGGTAGACGGGAATTACATTCGCCCCGGAGTCGACAAAATCCCGCCCGGTAATCCGAGCAATTTTTTTCTGAAACTCGCGCTCTTTATTGCTCAGGGTGCTGTAATATTCTGCCGTTTTACTTCTGTCAGAAAAGAAAAAGCCCATCTTCGCGGAGTTGGCATCTGTGGCAGACCCGAGATGTTCAACGCCAAACCCTTGGAAATCGGCATCAGTGCCATGGTAAAGAACCAGCGGCTTGCCATCCGCATCCACAACCTTGCTGTTTCCGAACCACTTGCGGAAAGCATCGGAATCCGTCCGGCGCCGCTCAGGCCCGGCCACGAAATCAATCACGTCTTCCTTGAAAATCCCCCGGATCGCAGCGAGCTGCTGCGCGGGCGTCAGCTTTCCGGGGGTGGCGCCAGAAGCATTGCCCGCAGGGTCTGCGCCTCGTCCTGCGTCAGGAGATAGTCCCCCTGCGCGATTGCCATCGCCTGTGCCACGCTTTCGACCGGAGGCAGGCTTGCGAGCGGGCCGTTCTGCGCTGTCCACGCCCGGATCGCTTCCGCTTCCCACAGGAGGGGCATCACCACCAGGTAGGCCGCCGCCAGCACTTTGCTCCCTGTCTGGGCTTCCACCCGGTCCAGTTCGCCCTTCACCGCCACGTCCATCTCGTCCTGCGGCAGCGGGAACATCTGTTCCGCCCATGCCGTCCGCAGGGTCTGGGTTTCCGCTATCGCGTTCCACACGCTGGCCGGGGCTTGGAACATCTGCTTCGTCTCCGAAAATGTCATCAAGGGCGCCGTCGAGAGCGGCGTTGCCAGTCTTGGCCGGGCCTACGGGTTGCGCCGGAACCCGCCCTCTTCCGTCGCCTTTTGCGCCATCTGCTGCAGGCTTTCCAGCCGCGCCGTCAGCTCCGGGTGATGCGGCTTGGGGGCTTTCGTCAGCCGGTCGATTTCCGCCTGTATTTCCGCCCTCGGGGATGATGAATCCGGCCCGTCCAAGCCGATCAGCGACAGCGCCTGAAACCTGTCCATAGAAGTCCTCGAAGTTGAAGCCCTGCGCCTCGAACTGCGCCCGCCATTTCGCCCGATCAGTGTAGATGATCAGGCCCATTTCTTCCAGCACGAGTTGGAAGAAGGGTCGCGTGGCTGCTAGGTATCTTGCCTCACCTGCAGCGTTTGCCTCACCCTTTTCCAGCATGTGCTGGTTGATGCGCCACAGGGCCGCGTCCCGCGCCTCGGTCAGCGCCACGTTCAGTTTCGCCTGACGGTTCATCGGATCGCGCAGGGTTACGTCATCCACCATGTCGAAGTCGCGCGTGGCGCGGACTTCGTGCCGGTCCCCGTTGTGCCCGATGACCGCGAGTGTGTGCTTTGGCCAAATGGCCAGAATGGCCAGATCGGACCCGCTGAAACCGTTGCTGCTCGGGTGGTTGTGGACAGAATAGGCCGCCTCATCACGCGAACCCGCCCGCCAGACCGCAGCCGGGAACGACACGCCGCTTTTGTGGCCTGACGTGATCGCCAGCGGGATGCCGTCCTCTGTCAGGACAACGAGGTGTTCGACCCCGCTCCGCTTTCCCTCGTCCAACACGAAGGCATCGGCCACGGCCTTCTTCTCGGCGAAGGTCTTGGCCTCAATCAGCTTGGCCATGAGCGTTTCGCCGGTAGGCGTTTCCGCGATGTCGAAGGAGCCGTTGGCCTTGTTTACGGCCTCGTCACCATCGACCGTGTAGCGCGCGAGGATCGCGCGGCGTTCGGCCTGCATCGCCTCAACTGCGGCCTGTCGCGCCCGGATTTCATCCGCCAGCTTGTCGGTCGGTGACTGCGGCTTAGGCTTCGGATCAGCCTTCGGCGGGTCGAACAAATCCTGATCAGGGTTGAAGAGCGGCCCGGCGTCACCAGAGTTTCCATCCGGTTTGCGCAGCTTGGATTGCTGGGCGCGCACGGCGGCCTCGGCTTCGGCCTTGATCTGGGCAGGGGATTTTCCGGTCTGGGCCGGGGCGAAGGGGTCGGCGGGGGGTGGTGCTGCAGGCGTAGGGTCGGCGCCGGGCGCCTTGACGCCTTCCGGCAAGGGAAGCCCGGCACCCGCCCACCGCTGCAACAGGTCGCCTTCGGTCAGCGCAACCGGCAAGCCGTCTTCCACAAGTTCGTTCTTGGCATTGAGGCGATACCGGACAAAGCGCGGTTCGGGCGTGGCTGCGCGGATCATCCTGACCTGCATGATGTTTAGCAGGTGGATCGCGGGGCGCTTGCGTCCCGTGCTGTCCACCTGCCATTGCGAGGCAAGGAAATGCCGGGTTTTGCCGCGCGCCGTAACCGTCAATGGATACCAATGCTGGCGCCCGATCTGGACCGACGGCAAGGCATCGAAAGCGGCGCGGATCGCATCGCCGACAGTAGCGTCTGACTCGGGTGCTGCCGGTGGTTTCGCCTCTGACCCCTTCGGCTTTCGCCCGGTCATGGCGGCCAGAATGTCGGCTTGCGGATCGGGCGCCGCCGGTGCGGGCCCGCCGAACAGATCACTATCCGCGGCGTTTTCGTCCCGCTTGTCGCCCTGGGGAGGATCAACTTCCCCCCCCTTCCCGCCTACGGCTTGCGGTTCAGGTTCCGGCTGGCGTTCTGGGACAGGCGCTGCCCCTCCTTGATTGCCGTCTGCGCGTTGCTGGCCGCGCGCTCCCAATTCACGTTCGACGGCATCGAGGAACTGCCGGGTTGCGGCGGCGACTGTTGCGCCACCGTTGAGGGCGCGTGCTGCTGCTGTGAGGGCTTCACTGATCGCTCCCTTGGTGTTGGCTTCGCGGCCCAGATAGTCCCGCATCGCGGCTGCGCTGTCCAGTCGGGTCTGGTTGCCCTCTGCGTCAAGTTGGTTGCCAGCGGCGGCAAGCCGGTCGGCATTGGCGATGACGTTCCTGAACGCGCTTTGCTCCTCGCGCTTCATCTTCGAGGCGGCTTCGAGGATCTTCGCCCGCTCAAGATAGAGATTCTTGGTGTCGTCTTCCGGGCCGAACAGGCTGTCCTGCGTCTCCACGACGGTATCCGCAGCGGCCTGCCGCGCCACGCTTTCGGCCTGAAACGCGGTGATGGGGCGTTCCTTCTGCATCCGCGCCAGAAGCGCCAGAATGTTGGCCTGCGCCGCTTTGTCGGTCACCGCCCGCCCGACGATTCCGCCGTCGCGCTCGCTCGACACGCCGTTGATCACCATGCCGAAGGCCTGCTCCGACAGGTTGCGCATCCCCATGGCGTCCCGCACGATGGCGGATGACGGGGGAAGGCCCAACTGATCCGGCGTCTTGTCGGTGCCGCGCAACACCTTGGCCGCGTCCAGCGCTGTGCCAGAGCCTTCCGCGATGTTCTTCAGGGCCGCCGTCACGCGCGCCTCTTCCGGGGTCACGCCATCGGCCTGCCGCAGGATCATGGCGGGCATCTGGATCGCCTTGCCCTGCCCGGCAAGCCGCTTGGCCAGCCCAAGGCGCTGGTGACCATCAGCGATTACGCGGCGCCCGTCGGCATACTCATAGATGATCGACATGCCAGCGCGTTCCGGCCGCCACTCGGTCACGCCCTTGAGCCGATCCGTCACGCCTTCCGCATCACCACCGGCCTTGTATTGCATCACGCCGGGTTCGGTGCCGATTTTGGCCACACCTGCCGCGTCGATAAACTCGAAATTGCGGGGCTGGTTCGGAATAGGCGCCGGGGGCACGGTTCCGCCTGCGGCCTGCACCACATCAGCTTGGGGCGCCGGGCCTGCGGTCGGGCTTGGCTGACCCTCTGGCGCCGGTTCCGCATCTGCGGATTTACGCATTTCCGCAGGTGGCGGGGCTTCTGACTTCACTTCTGCGTCGATCTGGTCCGGGCTGATCGGTTCAACCGTGCCGGTCTGCCGGTCATACCGGACCTTGCGCCCGGTCGGGACGCGCTGCCCGTCGGGGCCGTTTTCGATCTCGTCCAGAATCTCGTAGCGGCCCGCATCGCCCTGCGACGGTTGGGGCTGGGTCTGATTTGCGGTGGCTTGCGGTGCGGGCTGTTCCGGCGCCGGGGTCTTCGGTGCCTGATCCGGCGCGGGCGGTTGCATGGCGGCGGTGATCTGGCTGAGCGGGTCGGCTGGCGGTTCTTCCCGGCGCGGCGGGGCCGTCACGTTCTGCGCCGCAGGCTTGCCTTCCAGAGCCAAGCCGATGCCGCCAACACCCGCACCAAGGACCGCACCGACAAGCGCGGCGTCTGTCGCCCCCTCAGTCCAGCCGCGTTCCGGGTCATAGAGCTTCTGGGCCGCGATGTTGTTCGCCACCTGCGACAGGTATTCCTGAGCCGCCTCTTCGCCAGATGCTTGCGCCAGATCGACAAACTTGCGCATGAACCCGGTCGCCAGCTCACCGCGGAGGCGGGGCGGAAGGATCTTCAGGGCGCGGTTGATCGGGATGATTTCGCCAGCGCCAATTACGGCGGCCCATTTCGAGGCTTGCAGCGCGGTTTCCTGATCCGCCCCGGCGTCCAGAGCCTCCTTGAAAACCTGCGACTGGTTCATGGTCGAGCCGGTCATGCCGCCCACAGCCAGACTGCCAGCCGGGCCGCCGACAAGGCCCCCGGCGGTGCTGGCCGCAATCATGCCGGCCATGTTGCCGCTGCCCTCTGCGGCCTGCGCCCAGAACCCGACATCGCGCGGATCAGGGGCGCCGACGGTATCCGTCACGGCGCCGCGGATTTGGTCGCCCGCCGCGAAGACGGGGCGGTCCTGCGCCGGAACGATTGGTTGCGCCGCCTCGCCGCGCAGGGTGTCGATGCCCTGAGTCATGTCAGCCTTGTTGCGCTCAAGGATGGCGCGCTCATTGGCTGGCGTGGCCGGGTCGGCAAGGCGAGCGTCAATATCTGTGATCAACTGCGCGCGGAAATCAGCGCCCTGCACCGCGCCTGCGGAGCGCGTCCTGTCCGCCATCTCCCCCGTGATCGCCACCGATTCCGGCACAGACGCCACAACCTCAGTCGCGCCGCGCACGAACTGCTGGCCGCGCCGCTTGGCCAGCGGCTTGAACCCCTCGCCCTCGAATGGATCGGAAGGCGGGCGCTGGTCATTGGCATCCCGGCTTGCGCCATAAGTCACGGGGGCACCATTGGCCTGCACGTCCTCACCGCGCAGAGCGGCAAGAAGCGGGTCTTCGACCGGCATTGCGACCCGTGGCGTCATGGTGGCCCGGATCGGCCCTGCCATGTTCGGCGCAACGCGGGGCGCGGGCGCCTGGGCCGAAAGAGCCGAGACCGGCGGGCCACCGGCGGGCTGCATCAGGCTGATGATCTGCTGGTCAAACCCGCCCGGCGTCACCGGGTCTTGCGGCAGAACCGGCGAGGGGGCGTCCTGCGGGACAGCCGATGCGCCATGCGACGGCGCGGGTTGCGCCCCCTTGATCTTGCTGGCCATCTGCGCAATGCGCGCCGCGCCCTCGGTGTCGCCCGCCGCGTCAGCCTTGCGGAGAGCGGCCATCAGTTCTTCAAAGGTCGCCATTATCTTGCCCCGAGATACTTGAGCAGAAGTTCATCATCGGTCAGCCCGTTGCTGCCCGGTGTCGGAAGGGAGGCGGGCGCAGCGGGGTCGCTGGGCAGAACCGGGTCTTGCGGCAGAGGCGGGGCGGCTGGCGCTGGCGCAGCGGCCTTCTTTCCCTTGGCCGGAATAGGATTCCCGTTTGCGTCCAAGTAGGGCACCATCTTGCCATAGGCGTCACGGCCATAGAGCATCCCGTCCACCTCGTATTCGCCGTAGATGCGGGTCTTCGCAGCCGACGGCGTGGAGCGGCGCGAACCGCTGCGCCCGCTTGGTGCGGAACCGCCGCCGACCGGAACATCCTTCATCATCGAGGCGGCGATACTCTTGAGGTAATCCGGGGCGTCCGGGTCATTCAGCACGTCCAGCGCGGCCCGGCCCTTGGGTGACGAAGCGACGGGGCCAAGCAATGCCTCGGTCTGGCTCGTCGCCTCCGCTGCCCTGGCATCCTCATACTGCTTGGTGGCCCGCGCGCCGATAGCGGCCCCAGCCATGGGAGCAAGAAGGGCAAGAAGGGGGCTGTTGGTGCCCTGCGACTGCGCCATCGCGTTCTGGACCATCTGCATGGTCATGTCATACCGCTGCTGCGACCCGGGCGCGCCGAAGAAGCCCCCGGCACCCTGCCCCGTTGTCGCCCCCGTCGAAGCACCTTGCCCCGCACCGAACCCGAACTTTGCCATCAATGCACCGCCTCGCCGCCCATGCGGCGCTCAAGGACAGCCACTCGGGTCAGAGCGTCCTTCAACGCCCCGAACACCACCCCGAAGGCATCAATGACGGAAATGGTCTTGGCATCACCAATTCCGGTCAGGCGGTGGAAATCCTCCGCCATCGGCCCGATATGCGTCACCTCTCCATCGCCAGCCGGGGCGTGATCCGGGCGGTAGGCCCAGACATGCAGCGGCATGTGGCACACCGCATCCGACAGGTCGGCAATCGAAATGACAGGGCCGTCGGCGCCTTCGGTGATTTCCGGCCCGACATTCTTGAAGTCGCGCGAGCATTTCATCAGAAGACCGGCGCCGATGCTGCCAATCGTCCCTGCTGTCTGGGCACGCTGCTGCTGCTGGGCATTATACTGCGCCAGCTCGTTCTGGTATTGCTGGCCCACAAGGCCGGAATAGTTCACGCCCGCAGCATTGCCGCTGGCGCTGGCATTGGGCGGGTTGTAGCTGCCACCCATCGCCGCCACGATTTCGGAAATCGAGTTTTGCCGCGCCGCGCTGTCCAGTGCGAACTGGCGGCTTTGCTCCCCGGCGGCCTGCTCTTGGGCGCCAAGCGTGAGCTGCTGCATCGCATCATTGACCTGCTGCTGCTGCGCCGCACTTGCCTCGCTGAACGCCTCCGCGCCAACCGGGATTCCGCGCGCCTGAAGGTTGGTCAGGAGGCGGCTGTTCTCCTGCTGGAACTGCGGCGCCATGCGGGAATATCCCGCGTCGAAAATCTGCTGCGCCAACGCTGAGGTGTCCCGGGGCCGGGCCGCATCCGGCATATTGGTGATGTTGTCCGAGACCATCCGGTTGACAAGGTTGGTCGAAGCGGGTTGCAGCGCCTCACGGATGGCGCGCTCCCACGGACTCTCAACGGTCTGGACCGCAGATTGCGAGCCTTGCGGCGCCACGCCCTGCACGAAGTTTCCGTTCGCATCGGTATAGCCGTAGCGCGTGCCGCTTCCCGAGGGGGAGTAGGTGTCAAGCCGGTTGAACTGCGCCTCCGCGGAGGCGGTTTCATAGGCGTCAGGGGCCTCCGGTGCGCGTCCGCCTTTTCCCATGATCACCGATCCATCTGCAAGTTTCGCTATACTGCTGCAGGACTATCAGCGGCCCGCCGTCACGTGCGGCGAACGGGATGATGGCCTTCGGCTCGAATCCCAGCTTCGTGGAGAGGTTGAGAGAGAGAAGGTTTGACCCCGGCACCGTCACGCTGATCGCGCGGCACCCCAAGGTGACAAATGGGTAATGAAACAGTGCGAATAGGGTGCGCCGGTCGGCCCAGCGCGACTTGGGCCGCGCCGCAATCGACGCCTCGACGTGAACCCCGTTCCATCGCTCGAACACCACGCCGGCCAATAGCCTGCCGCCCTTGACCACGCCAAGAGCCTTGGCGTCCGGGCTGGCGATATATCCGGGGATGGATCGCGCCACCCAATTCGCCACCTCTGCATCAGCGCCGAAAACCACGGCGCCAAGGCGGGCTATACGACGGCGGCCTTCAGGCTGATGAGTTCGGACCATGCCGATGTGACCTCGATGATGATTTGAAACCGCGAGCCTTCGGCATCGGTCACGATCTCGTCCGAGAGGGTGACGATTCCGCCATCATCCTCTTCGGGTTCGAGGGTGACGGTTTGCTCTGCCTCTGCGATGTCGGCGGCGCTGTCGCGCGTGTCCGACAGGAGCGTGACCCTGACCGTAAGCGGACCTTGGGCGCGGATGGTCGGGACCAGATAGGCCACGCCGGAAACTCCCGGCGCCTCGAACCAACTGCTGACCCAGCGAGACGTGATCACCTCGCCGGAATCGCGGCTGGCAATGGTGCCAAGACGGCCATCAAACCCGGTGATGAAGGGCTTGCCGTTGAAGGCGTGCCAGTCGCGGGCCGGAAGGTCCGCCGTGGCCCACGACTTGCTCTTGGTGTAAAAAACCCACTGGCGCGCCTCAAGGCCAACCGCCCGGCTGATCAGGACCATGGCGCCATCTGGCGAGGTGAACATGCGCCACACGCCCGTTCCTTCGTCAACCGCAGCGGTGATCTCATCCGAAATCGGGGCGGTGATGTCAGATACCAGCGCCAGAACCGAACTGCGGATCGACTCCCCGATGGAGACCACGCCCTGCGCCGTCATCATCCAGGCGTCGGAGCCAACCTCCGCGAAGGCAAGCGGGCCGATAGGCGCCGCAGCCCTGACGCGCCCCGTCAGGCGCCAGTCCGAGGCATCTCCCGGGTCAAGGCCCTCATAGAGGACGAGGTGGCCCGTGGTCGTGACGATACACAGCATGTCGTTCATGCCGTGCCCCGCGTCCACGGTCAGACTGACCATGGCCGCGATGGAGCCCGTTATATTGCCCAGCCGGTCGAGCGGGAAGCGCGCCAATCCGCCCCCCACCGCGCCCACATCGCCATAGTAGAACTCCAGCGCATCGCCGGAGCGCCAGAAATAGAGCCGGTCGTGATGGCTGATCACGCCATCGAAGCGCGCCGGGTTTGCGCCCGTCACGGTCGAGAAGGTGGATTCCTGAAACTCTGTGCCATTGAAGCGGACCGGCGCGCCGAAGCCATCCGCCAAGATGATGTTGGAACTGATCTCGGCCACCATCGCGTTGCCGCCGAACAGGCGCGTGATCTCCGCCGCACCACAAGACGCACCAGAAGCCGTGATCTCAATCCAGCGCGGGTTGCGCCCGAACTCATAGGGCACGCGCTGGATCACCCCGCTCGGCTCGCCCTGCCACACAACACCGGGCCGGGGAACGAGCGAAACCCCGTTGGACCGCCAATTGTGCAGCTCTGCGGCAAAGAGGTTCGAGACCTGCGCCGATTTTGCCTCCACGAACAGGCCGCGCAGCGGCAGCGGAAGGGTGATTTCGCGCGATGACCGGCTTCCTGCCGTCGCCCGCCGCCGCGCCCTGTCTTTTTGCCGCTTCATGTCCGCACCAACCAGTTTACCGCGATGACGGGCGGCAGAATGCTGACGGGCGATCCAGCGCCCGCGCTTTGCACCACGATTCCGGTTGCAGATGTCGCGTTGGTCCCGCCCGCCGTCGCCGCATCGACCGTGACGCCGGTCATCTCGCTGGACGTGCTGCCCGTCGTGGCGCCGTCAGCGGATGGGCCAGAGGTTGCGGTGCCAGCGGCGACAACCGCCGCGGTGTGGGTGTGGCCCGGGTCGGTGACACCATGCGTGTGCGGCGCGCCGGTGAAGTTGTGGGTGTGGCCCGGATCGGTCAGATCATGGGCATGGGGCGGCATCTGGTCTTGGGTCAGCACAATCTGATGGGCGCCGCCGGCGGCCTTGAGCGTGAGCCCGGCGCTGCCACCGGCGCCAATCGGAAGCCTGCCACGGAAGTCAGGCAGGGCAAAGGTATCTGCCGTTTCGCCCCACGTCCCGCCGATAGCGGAGAAAAGGTCGGGGTATTCGAACTTCAGGAGCGATTGACCGTTGCAGAGCTTCCAGCCATCGCCGGGCTCGGATTCGGAAAGGGTCGGAACAAGGGAGCCGGTCGGAGCCACAAGCTGCAGAAGCGCTGCAATGACGGTAGCGGGGTCTGCCTTCACGTCATAGGTGCGGGTCTTGGTGCGGCTCGGGCTGTAGCTTGGCAGGGAGATTTGCGGCATTACGACACCATCCAGCGACCGCCGCCCAGCGGCACGGTTTGCGCCACATCGTCACAAGCCCCGAGGCGCAGCGTCCGGGCGCCGCCCGCATCCGACCCCAGCTTCATCTCAAGCTGCTCTTCATACTCTCCCGCGACCTCCGCATAGTCCTTGCCTATGGCTCGGCGCAGCCTGAACGTCATGCCAAGCGAAAGCAGGTGATCATCATCGAAGGCTGGCAGGTCCGTATCTGCGGTAAAGGTGGGCCGGCGCACCTGCGGCAATGGCGCTGCGGCCGAAACCGGGCTGAGGCGGCGCAGAGCCTCGAAGGTTTCCTCCCCGAATATGGCGATGTCCCAGCCGGGCGCCCCATCATACTCGCCCTCGCCCTCCACCAGATCGGCCACATCAAGGGTTGCCAGATCAAGGTGACCATCGCGCGGCACGAAGGGCGCGTAGCAGGACGGCGGGGATTGGGTGAAGTCATAGTCACCCTCTGCGATGTTGGACACCACGGGGAAACGCGACACATAGTCGATGGTGATCAGCTCATAGGCCTGCGGCGTGGGTTCGATCCACAGCACGTTGTTCCTGATCCGCCAACCCATCTGGACCGGGGTTGCGGCGCCCCCGAAAAGCCAGTGCGCCCACGACTGCGGCGAGGCCGGACCCACCATTCCCATGGGCCAGCCGCCGCGGTGTTCCGTGTTTGGAACAAGGCGCAGGAAGTCAGGCGGCAGCGGATAGGCGTAGCGGCCCGGGCGGGTCGAGAAGGCCCATGTCGAATGCAGTTCCGACAGGCCGATCCAGTCGGTCTTGGCCATGACCTCGCGCATGGTGTCGAAGGCGGCGGTGCGCAGGATCTTCGACACGCGGTTGTTGGTGCCGAACAGGGTTGTTGGGGCGGGCGCCGTGGCGTCCCGCTCCGCTGCCTCTACGGCGATCTCAAGGATGGTCCGCGCCATCCCGTTCAGCCCCGCTTGGCGCGCGGCTTGAGGCCCAGCGGGTTTTCCGGGGACGGGCTGTCGATCAGATCATCATTGCCATCAACCATGCCGCCGCTGAACAGGTTGCTTTCGCGCGACATCGCGTCGGGCAGATCATCAACCGGGTCGGCGTCACGCGCGGCCTGCACCTGATACGGGGCCACATCGCCCGTAAGCATGGCTGCGGGCTGTGCCGCGCCCTGCTGGGGGGCAAGGCGGTTGAGGACCGTGAGCTGCGCTTCCAGTTCGGCATTGCGCCGCTCGATCGCTGCCAGCTTTTCGCGCATCGCTTGGTTCTCGACCGACATGGTTGCATCGGTCTGCGCGGCGCTGAGCATGGCGCCAGCGTCGGTCTTGGCGGCCATCCAGCGCTTTGCCACGGCATAGGCCTGCACCACTTCCATACCCATGCCATTGATCTGCTCGGGCTGCATGGAGAGGAGGTCTTCGATGGAGCGCAGGTTGTGGATCGTCAGATAGGCGATCTGGGATTGCGAGATGCCGGGCAGGTCATGCAGCGGCGTGCCGGAGGTGGGCACCGCGTCATACTGCTTGAACATGGCGAACTCGCGCGGGAACTGGCGCATCGCCTCGTCTTCCGAAATGTAGCGGCAGGCGATGGTCAGGCGGTCGCCGCGCGGAATCTTCGCCACGCAAAGCCGGGTGGACCATTTGCCGTTGAGGGCAGGATTGGTCGAGGCGATCCGCACCTTGGAATAGAAGAACTGGACATGAAGGCCACCGGACCCGGCCACCGGCCCCAGATGGCTGGACAGGTCGCTGTCGGTCAGGTTGCGGGAAATCGCGGGGTTACCCGGCGCCTGCTGCATGTTGGGATACATCTGATGATTGCTCCTTGGCGGTTTCAGGATGGAGAGCGGGCCGGGCGTTGAACCCGGCCCGACCCGATCACTCGGTCAGCACGCCGTTGAGCATCCGGTTGTCGATGGTCCAGTTGCCCATCCCGGCGATGATCACAGTGTCGCTGTCTTCGGTCAGGGGGCGGCGCGGGCCGCCCAGAACCACGTTGTTGCGCTTGGCGTGCATGTTGATCTCGATGGTATCGAGGTTCAGGAAGCGCATTCCCTCGGGCGCATAGCCGCCCATGCCGCCGTCCGGCGTGACGGGGGTGGACTGGAACATCACGTTGTCGAACCCGGCCCCGGCCAGCTTGCGGTCCATGAACCGTTGCTGGGCCTGCAACGAGTTGACGAACACCGAATACCAGGTGTTGTCCGACACGATCAGGTTCACCTTGTCGGCGCCGCGCGAGGTTTCCAGCCACAGGGCCAGCATTTCACCGAAGATGGTGTCCTTGTCGGGCGCGGCGCCGGTTGCGCGGCGCTGGTTGTCCCACCAGGTCGCAACGCCGGAGTTGATCCCGGCAACGGTCGCGCCGGCGGTTTCGGAGACGAGCAGCGCGAGACCGCCGAACTCCTTGCCACCGTTGGCCGTGCCGTCACCATGCGCGGAGCGGTGAAGCTGGTTGGTGATGGTCTTCTCGGCGTGGGCGATCCGCGCCTTCATCATGTTGTGGATTTGCTCCGGCCCGTCGTTCATCAGCATCTCAAGGCCGCTGATCGACACGCCGCAGGCGTATTGCTTCCACGGGAACTCCGCCGAGGTCAGGACTTCCTGACCCGCGATGTTGAGCCCTTCACGGCCCACATACCACTGGAAGTTCACGTTTTCCTCACCGACCATGATCGGCGCGGTGATGGTGCGACCGCCGGGGACCGTCTTGTCACGGCCACGGCGGCGCATCTCGTAGTAGAGGACGTTGTTCTTCGAGATGGCGTCGGCCATCTTCTTGCGACGGTGCGCGAGGGTCGCCGTCACCACTTCACCCCAGTTCGGGTTCGCCATGATGTTGCCTCATCAGCGGTCCCGCGCACCGTCAGAGCCTTTCCCTGCTTCAGCCGCCCATGAAATGGCGCAGCGTGGCATCAAGATCAGCATCCGCAGACAGCGCGGGGCGACGACTGGCTCCATGGCCCGATCCGTCGAGATTCTTGCTGGCGGCCTTGGCGCGTTCCACGCTGCCCGGTGCCGCCGCTTTCTGAACCCCACCTGTCACAGCGGGTTGCGCCTGTGCGGCGGGAACCACTTGCGGCGCAGGCGTCTGTGCGGACGGCGGCTGTTGCTGCCCCCCGAGGCGCGCGGTCAGGGCGGTGTAGAACCCGTCCAGATCGGCGAAGGTGACGGCCCTGCCGGTCTTGGTGCGATGCTCCTGCGCCATGCGGGAAATACCCGCTTCAAGGTCGCGGAACAGCGGGCGCTTGAGCGAACCATCCGGCGCCTTCTCCTCGACCCATGCCGCAAGGTCCGTGGCGGTGGGCGGTGCGGCCTCAAACGGGCTGAACCCCAGATTGCGGCTCTGCGCCTTGAGCGCGCGGTTCTCTTCGCGCAGTTTCTTGACACCCTCATCCTCGAAGGGGTCGCCATCATCGTCGCGCGTGACCTTGAGACCAAGCAGCTCGGCGGCCTTGGTGATCAGGTCTTCGGCCTTGTCCTTGCCGATCTCGGTCGCGGCCCATGCCAGATACTTCTCGGGGTTCTTGCGGGCGAACTGGTCGATCTGGGCCAGACTGCGCATGTGCTGAACCGGCGTGATGCCGTGCGCCTGCATCTCGGCCTCATGCCCGGCGAAGATCGACAGCATGTCGTCGGCTTGCCGCAGGCGGCCCGTAAGGGTCTCGCGCCGGTCACCGTCGATCCCGGCCAGAAGCTCGGCATAGGGGTCGGCGGCGTCGGATTGTGCCGCACCATCGGCGGGCTGTGCCTCCGCTTCGGCGTCATCCTCCGCCTTCGGGTCAACGCCGGTTTCGCCCGGTTTCTTGCCTTCCGCGTCCGGGTCATCGCCCTTCGGCTTGCGCTGCGCCGGAACGGCGGCCTTGTCGATCAGCTCCAACCCCTTTTCAAGGGTGACCATCTCGTCGCGGCCATCCTCGTCCAGTTCGGGGAAGGCGCGACCGACAGGGGCGGAATCGTCGGCGCCCTCTTCCAGCGCCTTGCGGATGACCTCAAGGACTGCGGAATCGTCCTCATCCTCTTCGATCAGGTCGGTGCGGTCGATGTCGGCGTCATTGTCGATGTCGGCGGGCATGGGGGATTACTCCTCGGTCTGTTTCTTTTCGGCGGCGGTCAGTGTGAGGGCGTGCATCGCCTTCAGGCTGAAATCGACCAGATGGCCGCGCGCCAGATGGCGGGCACGCTGCGCTTCATGCGGGGCGGTGCGAAACTTGATGGCGGCATCCAGAGCGGCCAGCGCCTGACCGCACAGCCGGTTGATGGCCTCGCGCAGGCGCTGCTCTTCGTCGGCTTCATGGGGTCGCGCAGGGATCAGGGTCGGCAACGGCTCGGACTTCACTTGAAAACCTCCATGTCGGTCGTGTCGATTTCGGCTGCGCCATCCAGATCGGTGCGCCCCACCACATCGACGGGCGGGCGGTTCAGCGGGTCAATCTCGGCCTCGCGCTTCAGGTCCATGGCGAGGTCGCGCTCCCATTCCCGTTCGGTCGGTTCCCGATCCGGCTTCACGCCAGCGTCCCACTCCACCAAGCCGTTGCGCTCCATGTATTCGCGCTTGGCCGACGGATCACCGATCGGGACCGGGTTGAACACATCACCCGCGACGAACTCCTGAAACTTCGGGGCCAGCATCGGGGCGGGCAGAACGGATCGCGGCGGCGCGGGCGGGCGGCAGTTGTGCGGCCAAGGCTTATCCAGCCGGTGCCAGTCACCACAGGTCTTGCACAGGCGGGACCGGCCCGGGGCGGCAGGTTCACGCGAGCCGAAGATGCGGGCGTGTTCGGATGCGGTCATGCCGCGACCTGCTTTTCGCAGCGCCACCCCACATCAACGCCGGGATTAGCCTGCGACAGCACGGCCCCCATGCCGAAACCGGCAATATTGCAGGCCCGCCGGTCGATCATCAGGCCCACCGGCGCCTCGGTTCGTGCGCCATCAGCGACGAGGACGATGATGAGGAGCCAGCTCATTCCGCTGCCTCATAGGTCGCGTCGAAGATGTCTGGCTTGCAGGGGTAAAACTCGCCTTTCACGCCCCTGATGATCCAGTCGCCCGGATCGGCGCGCATCTGGCCTTTCAGCGTGTCGATCAGGATGGACGGGCCAAGGGCGTCACAGGTGAACTGGCCGCCACACCATGCCGCAATGCCTCTCGCGGAATCTACCACGCGAGAAAGGCCGGGAGGCATTTGCCCGCGGGAAATATCCTGAAGCTCACCCAATAGCGCAAACCACGCGGCCGCTTCCGGCATCTGCCGCGCCTCGATCACCACCGGCTTTTTACGGAAGAATGGCATCACCGCACCTCCTTGCGCAGATAGTGCTGCAAGACCTGCGTGCAGACCTCGCGCAGATCGGCCGGGGCCGCGATACCGCGCTGTGCCATGACGTGCTGGCTGGCGGATTCGATCACGTCCACCGGGCTTTGATCCGGGGGAGGTTCGCGGTTTTCAAGCTGGGCAAGATAGGCCTGCACCGCTTCAGAGATCACCGTGAGGGCGGCGCGGGAAAGAACGGCGGGTGCTGACGGTGCGGGAGCAGCCTTCGGCGCGTCCTCGACCAAACCCCAGTCCTCGGCCAGCATATCTGTTTGGGATGCGAGCCAGCCCATGAGGATTTCGCCGGTGGCGGTCTTCATGGTGATGCAGGGGAGAACATGCGCCGTGCCGCCCTGAGCCTCGGCGTAGTCACGGTTCGGGCCAGCCCAGAACTTTTCGGCAGATAGGTTCACATGCCCGGGCGACAATGCCAGCCACATGCCCTTGCCGTTCCAGCCCGCACGGGCCACGCGCCTGCCCTGCTTCAGGGCGCGGATTGCATCGCCGAAATCCATCGGTCAGCCCTCCGCCTGCCGAAGACGCTCGCGCAAAAGATACCCCTCCAGCGCCCAGAGCTGCCGGATGGCATCGTCATGCGCAAAAGTCCGCCCCGCCTCTGCGTCAAAGTTGGCCGGATCGGCCGGGGCCGACTTGCCAACCAGCGTGAAGCCGTTCTCGGTCTGGAGAACCGCGACGGTCACATGCGGGGCAAAGCTGGGATGGAAGAAATCGGCGGCCACGATCTTGGCCTTGAGGCTGTCCAGCGTCACGCGGTGCGGTGTTTTCTGGACGGCGGCGGCGAGGGCATCGCCGGATTCGAGACTGGTCATCTGGGGCAGCTCCTTGGCTGTTTAGCGTGCTGCCCCAGCTATCACGCGCGCCCGATCGGTTGCGGCGAGGCTGGTTTTGCGGCTGTATCTGCCGCCTTGGCCAACAGATCGGCGCCCTTCATCCGCATGTCGTGCTGCCGGTCCTTCTCCTTGTCGGCCATCTCCATCTCGGCCACGAGCTTGTCGGTCTCGGCCCTGATCTTGGCGACAATGACTTGGGTATCTTCCTTCGGCTCGCCCTGCGGCTCATCCGGCATCTGCGAAATCATGCCTTCCAGCGTGCGGCTCTTCGGGAAGGCCCGCACGCCGAACAACAGCAACTCCTTGACCGTCTTCATATCGAACTGGCCCGAGGCCATGAGCGGGGCGAGCTGCTGCACGAAGGTTGAGAAGGCACCCAGGAACTCGATGCGGGCCTCCTTGTCGGCCTGCTCATCGGCAAGGACCGTGCTGTCCGTCTCGATCTGAATCGTGATCTTGCGCGACATATCGCGGCGCAGGCGGGCGTGGACCAACTCCCAAGAGGTTTCCGGCACCCGGTCAAACTTCGGCTCTTGGGGCGGCGGCGGGAGTTGTGGCACGGGCTGGCCCTGCTGCTGCATGACCTGCACCGCCTGTTGCAGCGCCTGATACTGCGCCACGGCTTGCGCGAACTGCTGCTTTCCGGCTTCGATCTCGGCCAGCTTCATTTGCCGTTCCGCCTCGGTCGCCGGGATGTTCAGCCCGACCAGATCGAACAGGCGGGCAGCGTCGAACAGCTCAAGCGCAATCTCGACCATGATCCGCAGACTGTCACGGGCAAAGACCGCCATCTGACGTTGCTTTGCCGCAAGGCGCAGACCGGCGTAGCGGCCCTTGATCTGCTGCGCCGTCGCCGTCTCGTTCGGGTTGCCCTGAGCCCGCATGATGTCGGAGACGCCGGAGGCCTCGAACATGGCCTGCTTTGCTGCCTCGCGCATCATCTGCAGCGCGTTGAGGCAGGTGATGATGGCCTCCAGAGGAAGCCACTGGATGATGTTCGATGATCCGCCCTTCTCCATGAGGCTGATCCAGCTTTGCACCGGTATGAGCTGGTTCTTGCCCTCCATCAGCGCCTTGACCTGATCGGCCATGGCACCGGGGAACAGGCCCGCGACGGCCAGCACCTTCAGAAGCTCGTGCATCTTGCGCGTGGCCAGGTCGATTTCCTTGGCCCGCTCGGCGTAATAGGCGATATCGGGGCGCGGATTCATGCTGTCGCCCCGGGTCGTGGCCAAAAGCGGCTTGGGCATGGGGAAGAAATACTCCAGCCCCAGCGGATCGTCCTGCTTGTCCAGCACCACGTCCTTGCAGTCCGGGGACACCCAGATCACGGCTCGGGTTTCCCGGTTCCAGACCTCCCAGACCGTGGCGGTGTCAAACGGACTGATGACCGGCTCTCCGGTGCGGTCGATCTGGCTGGACAGGGCCCGGTCCTCGCGGTCCTCGTCGCCAAAGGCGCGCGCCCTGCCCCTCATGCCCTTATTGACGTAGGCAAACCTGTCCTTGTGTTCCGGGAACCGCTTCTCGATCTTGGCCCGCGTCATGGGCACCTCGAACGCGATCCACGGCATCTGGTCCCAGCCCGCGGCGGGGGCCAGCACAAGGCGGCGCCACTCGTTGCCCCGGATCAGCACTTCCTCATTGAGCTTCACATCCTCAACGATGGGTTCGCCCGTCAGGGGGTTGGTGGCCTGCTCTTGCCCGAACTCGGCGCGGTAGAGGACACGGGCCGCCCCGCGACCGGCAATGAGCCAGTCATCGCGGGCCCGCTCCATCGCGCCGTTGAAATCGGTGGTGGTGAGCATCCATGTGGCGATGCGCTGCCCCGCCTCGGCCGCCATCAGGTCGGTTTCGTCGGCCTGGCCATCGCCACGCCAGCGCCGCTGCACGATAGGGGTGGGGGTTTCACTGAACACCAGAGGCTTCAACACCTCGATATTGGAATGGATCAGACCGGTTTCGTCGGTGATCCGGTTTTCCTTCGGCGCCCCACTACTTTCGCCCGTGCCGCTGTCCTCGTCCGGGCCGAAATACAGGCCCTCGGCGTGCAGCGCCTCCTTGCGCCAGCGCCGTTCGTGCATCAGGGCTGTGGTGATTTGCTCCTGCCAGAAGCGCCAGTTTTCATCCGGGCCCTTGCCTTCGGCCTCGGAATCGCTCTCCGGCACGTCGGGGGCAAGCTCCGAGACGGGTTGCCATGGCATGGCGTCGTCGCCGTCCCGACCCAGCGCCCCGGGCTGGATGATGTCTGAAATGCCCATGCCTGGCCCTTATCTGCCGCCCTCGTTCCTCTCCCATAGGTCATCAAGGGTATCGCCGTGCGGCGAGCGGGCCTTGCCGGGATGCTGGCCCGCGATGATCCGGTCCAGCCCGCGGGCAAAGAGCGTGGCGGCATCCACGGTGTCGTCCTTCTTGCCGGCAGGGAATTGCTTCAGCTCCAGCTCGAAAGCGTCGAGGTGGGGGAGCCATGAAGCCGGAACTGTGTCGCGCCGGGGCAGGAACATCTTGCCCATGGCGGCCCAGCCCAGAAGGGATTGCGCCCGGCTTGGCTTGTCGGTCGTGCTGGACATCTGCACCCGGTCCACAAAGGCGCGCTCCTGTCGCATCATGGCGCGGATGATCGGGCCGACCGACTTGATGATCTGACCGTTTTCCTCAAAGGCGCGCAGCGGGTTCCACTTCTTCACCAGCCTGATCCAGTGCCTGACCCATTCGTCGGGCTGGGTGCGCCCGCGCCACATATCCAGCAAGAAGATGTTCTGGTCGTGATCCACGCCCCATACCTGATGCACGGTCCAATCTGGATCACCGCCGCCGCCCTCTTCGGTCACGGCATAGTCGCTGGAGATGTAGATTTGCAGGCGGGTCAGGTCGATTGCGCCCAGATCGAAGCGCATGACGTGCGCGTCGGTGAACATCAGCCCTTCCTGCGGGCTGGGGCGCTGCTGATAGAGCGCGGACCATATCCAGCCCCCGCGCTTGCGCTTCGGCCCCATGAAGGCTTCACCGAACTGTTCCGGCCACAGGCACTCGCCAAGATCACGGCCCAACGGATCATCCTCATGCTCGGCCATGGCGGGCAGGCTGAGGACATACCATTTCTCGCCCGTCTCACGGTCGGCATACCAGCCCGTGCGGCCATCGTAATTGTCGGGCAGGATGCGCCCGGCAGGATCATCCTCGTGCCAGCGCGTGAAGACCATGAGCTGCTTGCGCCGCCCCTGCAGGCGGGACGTGAGGTCGGCCTTGTAGGTCTCCCAGACCTCTTCGCGCATATGGGGCGACATGGCGATCTGCCGCCCCTTCACGATGTCATCCATGAACAGCCACTCGGCGGGGTTGCCGTGCTGATTGCCCCCGATGATGCCGAAGGCGTTGTATTCGCCCCCCTGAAGCGTGGCCCACTGGTCGCGGGCCTGACTATCGGCGGCGAGCTGCGCACCATCAAAGGGCCAATCGCGGCGGCGCAACAGGTTTCGGACGTTGCGGCCGATCTTGCCGGCATAGTTCTGGGTGTGGACCACCGACATGATCTTGGTCGAGGGGTGCCGCCCCATGATCCATGCCGGGAACAGGATTGAGGCGCTGAGGCTCTTGATGTGTCGCGGCGGTGCGAACAACATGCCGCGGTCGATCAGGTCATTCTCCATCGCCTCCAGAAACCGTGCAATCACCCGGAGGTGGCGCGGAGGGTAATACCCCGTCATCCGCATGTAGAAGGCCAGAAAGGAATCCCGGGCCCGGAGGCGGTCCAGCTCTTCGAGAAGCTGAAGCTCTTCCAGAATGATCGGGTCCATCTTCATCAGATCGTGCCCAACACCCTTGCCATCTTCTCGACCCGCTCCAGCGCCAGCACGTCATCCGCATAGGACGAGGCATAAGGGCCCGGCCCGGTCGCCCGGCCCGAACGGTCATGCGGCGCAAGGCGGTCCCGCATGGCGCGATAGAACTCCAGATGCGCAGCCAGCTTTGCGACAGGATAGCTTTCTGACCATGCGCCCTTGCTGTGGGTCACTGTGCCGCCATCAGCGGAAAGGGTGGCGCGGGCGCTCATGTTTTACACACGCGGCGACCCTTGCGCCCCTTCGGCTTCTGGAGCCGCTTTTTCTCGCGGTAGAACCTGACCTGCTCATGGGTCAGGACCGTTATGGGGCGCATGATTAGGCGCGATACGACGGCATAGAACACCTCCCCGCTTGCGATGCGGAAGCGCCATATCGCGCGGATCGGGCGGCCATCAGGGGCCGCTGGGCCGGGCACGTCAAAGCAATGCTCGATCACATCATGCCGTTGCTGCTCAAGCGCGCGGCACAGGGCCAGAAGCAGCGCCTCAGGGTCTTCGACCCCGGCCCGCTCCCGGGCGCGCTGGCAGAAATGGGAGTTGGTCGGGATTGTGTTCATGCCCCGCCCTCCTCTTCCCGGCGCCGCCGCAGCGCCTCCAGCCGGGCCAGAATGTCGGCCTCTGTCGCTGGTGTACCGGTCAGTGGATTGATCATGGGGGCCTGTCCGGGTTGGGTCAGGCCTTCGGTTCCGACCGCATCCGGCGTCTGGAGCCACGCGAACAGATCGACCGGCTCCCGGCCATACAGCTCGGGAAACCGCCGTGCGATGAGGTTGTAGAGCCCCGGCTTGGAGTCAGGGTTGGTGCGGTTTTTGGCAATGTCGCGGGTCCAGAAGGACTGCAGCAGGTGCCGCGCGATGATGATGGCCTCGCGGAACTCCTCATGCTCCTGCACCCAGCGCCGCATGGTGGAAATCGTGATTCCGATCTCTGCTGCCCAGGACTCGGGGAAATCACCCTTCTGCGCCAGATCGCGCACCATCTGGCAGTGCAGATCGGCATCATACTTGAGGGCTCGGCCCCGTTCTCCCGGGGGCTGGCCGATCAGCGCGAGGAATGATGCTTTGTTGTTTGACATCAGACCGCCCAATCACGTCAGCATTCGCAGCCCTGTCGGGCTGAGGCACCACCCCTTGCCGGGGGCGTCGATCACCCACCCCTCGGAATACAGGGCGCACAGAATATCTGCGGCGATGCCATCGGGGCAGGACAGGGTGTCGCGGATGGATCGCTGCGCCGACATCCAGCTATCGCGGTGATGCACGGCATTGAGGGCTCTCCACGTCTGGGCTGTGAGGCGGCGGTGGAGGATGGATTGAGGCGCCCAACCCCTGCCGGTTCGGGTCGCGGCGTAGGAAGCCCCGGCGATTCCGGCCAAATGGATCGGATATTGGGTGCCCATCACGAAGCCCGCCTCGGACAGCAAGAGAACCGTGTCGGCCAGCTCATGCAGCGCGGCGTTGCCGATGCGGTCCTTGCCCAGATTGCCGATGTGATACACCACGAAGTCGCCGGGCGGAGCCGCAGCGGCCCACTGGCAGAAATGGGCGGTGTCAGCGACGGTTTTGCGGAACGCGGCAACGGTCACGTTGGCACTCCACCTATGAATAGATCGCCTTGCCTATAGGCTTGCTCCACGCGCCAACATGCTGTTGCAAAATGGGTTTCGTGTATCTCTATGCCGATCGCGGTTCGGCCCGCCTTGGCTGCGGCAACCAATGTTGAACCAGACCCCATGAATGGGTCGCAGATGACGCCGGGAACCTTTGAAATCAATCTGCCCATCAGATCGACAGGCTTTTCATTCGGATGAACCCGACCGTTTCTGGCCATGCTTTGGACGGGTGGACACCTGAGAACAGAACCGCAATCCCTCGTGCCAATAAATCCTTTGCCAATCACATAGATTTCCTCGTGATCTGGCTTCCATGGAATGTCCAGCGCGCCCATCCCCAAGGCGCCGCCCTTATCCCATATCAGCACCTGCCGAGTTCCATGTGGGCGCGCGATCTTCCATGTGCCGAACATCAAACACGGGCGCCCACCTCCCCACGACGCAACGTGATCTCTTAGGTCCGTGTCAGCGTCTCCCCGTATTCTTCTTTCTGAACCCCAAAGATCATCGGTCGCGAAACCGCTTTCGTATGACATTCCATAAGGTGGATCGGTCACCACGCTGTCAGCCGCGATCTGCTCAAGAATCGTGCTGCAGTCTCCAAGGATCAGGCGGCAATCTCCGATGCGCTCTTCCCGAATAATCATGTGCTGACCCCCTTCCGGCGCAAGGCCTCGATCGAGACAGCGCCGGCCGCGACCAGCGCCTGCGCCATGATCGGGCTGATCACACCAGGCGGCACGGGCTCGGCGCCATTCACCATGGCGGCGAAGAAGGCGAGGCGCTTGTCCGGGGCCGATGGGGCGCGAATCGTGCGATGCACCGGCACCTGCTCCACTGGCGATGGGCCGGAAACTTCATCAGAGGCCGGAAAATCTTTGCCGAAACAGATCGTTGCGACGGAACTTGATGGGCCGGTTTGTCGATTTTCCCGCTGGATCAGGCCGCAATCGGTGAGGCGGTCGAGGAATCTGCGGGTCTTGGCACGGGTCCAGCCGAATTGGGCCGCGAGTTTGCGGGACGAAACCTCTGCCCTGCCCTGCCCATCGGCCAGCCCTGTGATCCAGAGCCATGCGGCGGCGCGCGA